CCAATCTTATTATCTTGTCCACCGTTGGCAATTTCAATATTCGTTAGTGATCCTAATACTCTTGGCGAACCTTCTATTGTAAGATTGTCTGTGATGAATTCGCCAAATCTAAAATTGCCTTTTAGATTGCTAATGTATAGAATGTCAATAAGACGACCGTTAATTCTTTTTGTCGTTATAGATTCTACAATTGCTGTTGCATTTGAAACTGAACCACGAACTTGCTTGTTCACAAAATCTAATGTTCTTTCACTATAAGAAAGTTCTAAGTAAATTGGCTGTGACCATTTCGAGTCTGAAGGCTTTAGAATATCTTGACCAGGCAAATATACTTCAACATCTTCTTGAAATAGCAATCTCATAAGCAACTTGATAGAAGCTTCTGATCCTTTAGCTGAATAGAAATCTAAGATATTCTTTACAAGGAATCTTTTATCTGTTGTTGCGACGAATGGAAACTCGTCCAAATACTTTGCTTTGAAATGGGACAGAAACTGTTCAAGTGTCCTATCGATATCGTTTGCATTAAACATCTCGCGTGTGAGATATATCGATTGATCGGTTTGTTCCATGTATTCATAGTACGCTTCCATCATTTGGATTAGCGTAGGAGCATCTTCACGATATATCTGAGGAAACTGGCTTTCAACCAGTTGCGATATTGTTTTTACGATATCAGTCATTAATCTCTAGTTCCTATGACATTGACTGTTAAATCAGCGGGTCTAATTGCAAGAATTCTCTCTTTAGGTGAAGCGATATCGCTGCTTGTTGTGTGTGCATAAACTTTAATGGCTGATCCTACGAAATCATTTACGACGATGTTGTCGATTCTAATTTCACCAGTATCATAGTTTACAGTTCCGACATTTCTATTTATGACTGTAAATGTACCCGCGTTTGTAGCGGTGACGAATTGTAATACACCGCGACCATTATCTTGAATGAAGCCGCTGTCAGTATTCAGCGTAAATAATGACGTTTTTATCGCAGGCTCATAATCCGAAATTTGTGATAACTGCTCAGACAACTGATCTTTCTGTAATTCATTTTTGAAATTGATCGCGTAACTTGTTGATGTTGCAATTTCTGGTGTGAAGTCGATGATAGCTCTAATAGTTGTATCATTTGATATAATATTATTATCAGCAGAATCAATTGCATTTAGTAACTTTGAAAAGCGTAGAGTTTTACCAAACTCATTCAAAGAATTGTCAGAGTAATTCTGAATTGCATCAATGATTAGACCCTTAATGCTAGAAGCAGGAGTGTCTGTTGTTTTTGTATTATAATACAATGTGCAATTGACTTGGATGTTCATGAATTGCGCTGATACTACAATTGGTTCAATTGATATCGGGCTTCTATCGCGCAGAAATCTTGCATATATCTGTGATAGATTATCAGACACGCCTTGCGCATTTTGTGTGTCAACTGATACGACAACTTTACCGTATCTAGGTGGTGATAGAGATTCTCCACCATAAACAGATACCGCTTGAATTTCTGGGAAGTTCGTTTTAAGAAGAACTTCGTAGTCGCTCTCAGTGATCGCTCTATCTTGAACTTGAATAGCTTTTGGGGCAAAGCGACGAATGGAGTTATTGGACTCTTGTGGCGCTCCGCCTTCAGATTGTGCCATAGTTGTTACTGTCACACTATAAGCATTACCACCTATGTCAATAGCATCTGCTGTGAATGTTAAAATTCCGTTCGCTTCTTCGCCGCGAGTTGTGCGATATGTTACTACAACCACTTCACCCGCTTTAGGTTCATATCCGAACACGTCTGAACCGAAAGCAACTTCATACTTGGAATCGAGTCCTGGTTGTATGTAGAACACTTTGTCAGAAGTTTTAACGCCGAATATACCGTCTTTATAAAGATACTCAGTTGCGTTTGAATTTGAATCTACATTCTCACGGACAGAAACTTTGATGCTATCTGTGTCAATGTTTTCATTCGATAGTGTAAATCTCTGGGAGTCATTGTTTGTAACAGTGAACTCTTCAGTCAGAATCTTACCTTGATAAATGTCTAGACCTGTGAAGCAATACAAGTTATTGCTATCTGGTGTCACTGTAACAGAGTGATCGTTTGTGAAAGAGAATGTTTGACCTGATTTTCTACCGACAAACTTTGTGTATGCTGGTATGGTTAAATAACTAGGTAGAGTTTCAGAAACTTGAGCCACGTTTGTGAAGTCAACTTGCACACGCGCACGACTTGCGCGAATTGATCTAGGTAGATAGTTCAACTCTTTAGCGTGTGATATAATAGAGTTTCTTAACTGTGCAGAGTCGAGAAACATCTCTGACATAGCCATGTTTGTGTAATAGTTGTTCTGAAACGTGTTGTACGCAAGAATATCTAGAAGAACACTCATGTTTGAGCCTTCAAAGTCATAGTCCAAGAATTGCGACTGACCTTTGAGATACTCTTTAAGTTGATTCTTTACTGCGAAGAAATCTAATTCTGTGATCGGGTTTGAATTGCTCATTTATCTGACTCTATCTAATACTACGTCTATTGACACTGGCTCTTGTCTATTTATAACATTAAACAATATGCCTATGCTAACTGCGTTGTCATCTTCATTACCTGACACAACAACTTCAATAACGTTTGCGCGAGGTTCATATACATCTAATGTATCGCGAATCATCTGTTCGATAATTGTTATCGTCTGAGGTGTTATGTTTTCGAATAGCATTTTTCGAATGTTCGAACCCAAGTTTGGTTGAAACAGTCTTTCTCCTTTGTCAGTCAATAATAAATTGCGTATTGATTGCTTCACTGAATTTTCATTTGTCCTGACTGCAACATCATCTGAAATGGGATGTTTATCAAGATTGTTGAAAATGTCTGCGTAAACTTTTCTATTAGGTAAACTCATATCTCTACCATTCCTTCTTATGTTCTGTTAAATGCGTCACTACTCTAACTACCCCAGCGAATAGGACCAGGTCTTAGGTCAATATGTACAAAAGTGTTATATGATCCTATTGCACCAAATCCATGCGCTGTCGCGAGTTGTTTGAATGCATCTCTGAATTTACCGCGCCCCATAACAAAATCAAGTGCCTTTCCATTCATGTGCTGACTATTTTTTGCGACGCCACTCATAGTATTTCTTAGATATTGATTGTATATCGGATGTCTAAAGCCACTCGTGCATAACAACTTACCGTTTCGTCTCATCGTGTCTGGTGCACCAGAGAAAGATTCAGCTCCTATGTCAACAAGCGCCTTTCCTAATGCTTCAGCCCTTTCAAGCGCTTCTAAAGTAATACCGTAATATCCTATTGCATTATCAATACCGCTTTCACCAGGTATGATTGATCCACCACCATAGTCTACCATGTTGACTGAGAATGTTGCGTCCCAAAACTTTTGACCTCGTTGCACTGGATCGAGGACTTGACCTCCGAATGATAAGCGAGACCAACCGTTCGCGGGATCTGGATGTGTCGTTAATGTAAGTTCCACATCAAAGTGTAAGTTGGGTGGAACATATCCACCTTGTTGCTCTACGCTATTGATAGCAGACGCTCTTCTCTGTTCGTTAAATTCACGGGTTCTTCTTGCAATCTCTTCTGCTGGTGCAGATGGTCGACCAGAAGCAACAGAGCTTTGTAAATTTTGACCAGAGAACAATGTTAACTCGTCAATCTCGCCTTGTGACTTCGATAGCAATCCCTTCAAAGAATCTATCGGCGCATTCAAAAAGTCATTGATACCACCTATCATCTTACAACCGTTGAATAGAATAAAGTCTGCTATGTCAACAGTCATATCTTTGAATTGCCCTGCAAATCTTCCAATAACATCTTTAGTCTTCTGCACAAGTGTTTCCATGTTATTCTTTGATAGAAAATTTCGAACTTGGTTCATTCGTTGCTGTATCACGTTACTAATTTGTTTTAGTACATTGCCCTGCAATAATCCAGAAACTCTGCCTGCGAAATCATTAAACTTACCTGTCAAGTTTTCGAACTGTGATTTAAC